AGGCTAGGCGGCTGGTGCCTTGGGTCGCTTGCGGGCGATTCCGGCGTCTTTGCGTTTGGGGCGTTGCTGTTTGTGCGCCGCGTTTGAGTTTTCCACAGAATCAACCTGTGGAAAACCTCCAGCCTCTAGGACCGCTTCGACCGTCAGGGTCTGGTGCGAGACCTTGGCACGATCCAGAACCTCCTGGAATGCAGCAGCCTTTCTGAGTTGGGCTTGCTTGGCCACAAGCATAGGCAAGGTCTCCAGATTCCAGCGGCTGGCGCCTATCTTGCTCGCCTCGCTCCGATGCTCTGACAGCCAGGCCAAAACGGAATCATCACAAGGGTGGTTCTGGGCCAGCCAGTAGGAATCTTGCCATTGGATCATAAACTGGCGTTTCTCGGCTCTGGCTTGTTCCCGAGCATCAGCAGCCAGCTGGCGCCTCTCTTTTTGTGTTACCCATTCTCCACCGGCCATAGGTTGCGGCATCGGATTGCTTCAGCACCATACCATCGGATGGAGCCCGTACAAGCCAGCCAGCCGGTTTGTAAAGTATCACAACAGAGCAAGGCTATCGGCTGCCCTGGGGCATACCATTACGTCAAGCCAAACCACGGCACACCATGAACACCGACCTAACCCTCTCTTACGACCAAGCCCGCGAGTTGGTCACTGATCTCTGGGACTGGAGCCAGAACTTCGATTTTCCTAGTCCTGCCTCTCTGTTCCTGGATCTGATTGGCTACAGCGAGGACGAGTTCGGCGAGCCGCTCTGCTCAGCTGGTAAGCCTACCCTCGGTTACCACGAGCAGCACCTGCTCGGCTGGGCGCTCCTGGCCCATGCCCATCGCCCGGATGATGTGCTGGAGCGTGTGTCTGAGTTATTAGCTGGTGAGCAGGAGGAAGGCTGATGACTTGGCACACCTTCGAGACTATCGACGGCCAGGAGTTTGGAAGCTTCGAGGCGTTCTATCTGGGCAACGATGGCAGCGCCTACGGACAATCCTATTTGGAGCCGGAGAGCGGAGAGCCCATCGAGTCTGGCTGGTATTGGTGGGCTTGTTTCCCCGGATGCCTGCCAGATGGGGAACCTAGCGGGCCCTTCGAGACTGAGCGAGAGGCGATCCAGGATGCTCAGAGCATGGCCTAAAGATTCGCCTCTTTCCCTTCGTCCCCAGAATTGCGGCACTGTTTTCCTAAGTCGGAGTGAGTCCGCTTTAAGTTTTCCACAGGTTTTCCACAGTTTTTCCACAACCGCGAACCAAACCATGATCAACACCGACCGCGCAACACTTCTCAGCATCGGCGCCACAATTGGCCTAGGCCTATGGCTGGCCCTGGCGCTTTCATCCCAGACCGGCGAATTGCTGGCACGCTGCAAGCAGGGCCCCGACCCGGCCGCTTGTGAGTTGCGGTTACTGGGTCGCTAGGAACTGTGAAGAATTGCAACAGTTTGGCCCCTTGCCATCGGCTCGGGGCCTGCTGCTGCTATTGTGCAAGGGTAAGGAAGCAGCGAACACCTTACAAATTAAATTGCACCTAATCTAATGAACACACTCCACGCGCTACATCTTGCGCAAAGTATCATCACTGGCGCGGCCAAACTGTATGCTATCGGCGGGGAGATTTTCACAGCGACCGCGATATTGTGGGCGCTCAACTTGTTAGCCTCTCTCATCCGCAAAGTGTACCAATCAGGCCGCGCAGTAGGCTACATCTTCTACCGTTACATCAGGCCTACACTTGCCCGCATTGACTGGCGCCAGGTAGCTACCACCATCGGTCAGGGATTGATCGCCGTTGCTGTAGGCACCTATTTCGCTGGAAAGTATACGGGCCAGGCTATGTATAAGGTCAGCGATTGGTTGGCGCAACACTGGCCCACCAAGCCTAACACTGAGCCTGCAACAATTGCCCAGGCTGTAGAAGAGACTGGCGCAACTGTTGAACGCTGCCTAACACTGAATGCCGCGCAACTCCTGCGGGCTGACGGTATGTCACAGCGTCAAATCGCTGCTACGTTAGGTATCACCAGGTACCAAGTGAGGAAACAGTTGGCTATAGCTTGAGCCGTAAACACCGGCTAGTTAGTGTTAGGCATGACCGGCCCAGTGCCCTTGCTAATTAACACTAACTAGCCGCTCCAGTAAGTTATACCAACCGGGGGCAGAGTCCGGGATTGGGCTGGGCTGGCCATGACTTAGGGAACCTACTGACATATTCGCATTTTTTTCTACTGTTACACATCTCCTAGGGGGTAGGGGTCGAGTTTCTGTACTACAGTGCAGGCCAGCCCCAAAAATATATGCACACCTCACCTAATTTGAGCCTTCGCCATGCACAAGGCGAGGTATTTTCAAGCCGCAAACGTTTCCGCGTGCTGGTTGCCGGCCGCCGTTTCGGCAAAAGCTACCTCTCATGTATCGAATTGCTGCGTGGGGCGATCGAAAGGCCGGGCGAAACATTCTTCTACGCGGCCCCTACATACCGAATGGCGAAAGACATCGCCTGGAAAGTAATGAAAAAGCTGGTCCCGAAAGCGTGGATCAAGAGCAAAAACGAGACCGACCTAAAAATCGAGCTAGTAAACGGCTCGACGATCGAACTTAAGGGCACCGAAAACGCCATGGCCCTCCGAGGCCGCAGTTTGGCTGGCGTGGTGCTGGACGAAGCCGCATTTATGGACCGCGAGGTCTGGTTCGAGGTCATCCGCCCCGCTTTAGCCGACAAACAGGGCTGGGCCCTCTTCATCTCCACCCCGGATGGTACCGCCAGCTGGTTTTACGACCTTTGGTGTTACGCCGACAGCGGCGACGAGAACTGGAGCCGCTGGCAATTCACCACAGTGGACGGCGATAACGTCCCCGCCGAAGAAATCGAAGCCGCCCGAGGCCAACTCGACGCCCGCACCTTCCGCCAAGAGTTCGAGGCCAGCTTCGAAAACCTCAGCGGCCTAGTCGCCGTCAGCTTCTCGGACGCCAACATCGACAACCAAGTACAAGACCTACCCGTCCTACCCCTTTTGCTGGGGGTGGACTTCAACGTGGACCCCATGTCTGGCGTCTGCGCCGTCAAAAAGGGCAACGACCTCTGGGTATTCGACGAAATCGTCATGACGGGTGGCGCCACCACCTGGGATTTCTGCGAAGAAGTCCAACGCCGCTACGGCGTGGAGCGTCGCATCATCGCCTGCCCCGACCCCACGGGTGGCGCCCGCAAAACCAGCGGCATCGGCGTCACCGACCACACAATCCTAAAACGCTCGGGCTTCACCGTTTCCAGTCCCCGTGCCCCCTGGAAAATCCGCGACAAAATTACCTGCGTCAACACTGCCCTCCTCGACGCCACTGGAACCCGCCGCCTCTTCATCCACCCCAACTGCAAAGAACTCATCAAATCCCTCCGCACCCTGACCTACGCCCCAAACACCGGCCTCCCCAACAAAAACCTAGGCGTAGACCACAGTTTCGACGCACTGGGATACCTCTGCCTCCAAGTCTTTAACCTTGCCAAACCCGAAAACATCGGCAAAACCAGCTATCGTGTCTACTAGCTGGAGCAATTAGATGGCCAAAAAACCTACCAAAGCACAGAAAAAGACCGCCAAAGTCATGCGCGAATACGGCAAAGGAGAACTCCACTCGGGCAGCAAAAAAGGCCCCGTGGTAACTTCCCGCAAACAAGCCATCGCCATTGCTCTCAGCGAGGCTGGATTATCCAAGCCCAAGAAAAAACCCATGAAAAAGGGTAAAAAATAATGGCTAAACCTGGCCTCTATAGCAATATCGCCGCCAAAACCGCCAAAAAGCGCAAAAAGTGATGGGAACTCGGATTTGTCAGGGCGGCTGCATCCACATGGAAGTGGACGCCCAGACCCGCATGACCGAGGCCACCTTCGTCTTCATGACCCCCAACGACCCCGAAGACTTCGCCAGCCTCATGTCACGCCTAGCTGCTGGCATCGAAGTGCTAATCGAAGTGGAGGACGAAGATGATTGACTATCACGGCGAAAAATTTGCCGG